TTTAAACGTTCAAGTCCTTTGATTTCTGCTTGATTCATACTCATCGGTTTACCACCAGTCATAACAGGATTACCACCAATTGATGGGTTTGCATCTCCGTATGCTTCAACAATACTCTGCTTCCACTCTTCACTCATATTTGCCATAATAGCAAGAGCTGCTTTGTTGGTATCAGCATAACCTTCGGCAACTAGGTATTCTAGCAGATAATCAAAGAGATCAATCCCTTCTTCCATTGGAGGTTTATTAACTTTCAGACCAGGAACTTGTTTTACTTTTTTAGTTTCAAAATTAGGAATTCTATCATTTGCAACGGTGGTTGCGTTTTTAATTTCATCAAGTCGATCAAACTCTTCTTTCTTAATTCCTCTTCTAGCTTCGTGGTCAGCTCTACGATCTCTCTGAGGGCCGCTGCCCACGGAACCGTATGGATTACCATACCTCTCTGTTCTAGCAGCAGATCTTTTATAGTCTGGAAGCTTCTTGTCTACTTTGGCTTCCTTGACTTCTTCTTTTTTATATTGAGGATGATCATCAAGATTCATTCCACGTTTCTTTTCAAGACGCGCCTTTCTTTCCTGAGTTCCCTTCTCAGGATCAAGATCACGCACACCCTCATTAAGTTGATCAGTGTCTTGAGAATACATGGATTGATAAGCGTTCATCAAAACATCAGGTCTTGCAACAGAACCATACTGGGTTCTACCAAGATCTTCTTTTGACTGATTACCCGAATACGACATTCCACTGGAAATCATATCTTTAGAAACTCTATGATCCATTTTTAACAATACTTTCTAAGTATTTAGTCAGACAACCATTTCGATAAACTGACTGAGAACTTTCTTGTTCATTTTCTTACCACGAAGACTCTTGACAAAAGCAGATTTGATTTGAGATTTCGTAGCATCTTCTGCGACATCAAACTCAGTGTCATTCGACAATGTGGACGAAGAGACACCAAAATAAGTATGATACCCAGAATTTTTTAGAGAAAAGGATTTGTCCTTCCTCCAAGCAGCAATGGTCTTGACACACTCTTCACCCATACCGCAGTGAGTGCGAATGAAGTGATTTGCATCACGATTCTGTAAGACACGAATACCAATGAAGTTAATATTGGTGAACACATCCCGAAGATTGCGAAGCAAAACACGAGTGAGACTGTGCCATTCAGGGCCGCAATTATAGGTGTTTCCCGTCTTACGATCACGCAGAAAAGCATTGATTCCAATATGTGCGACACCCATAAAGGGTTCTTGTTCCCAGTGACGTTGAACTTCACGATGATACTTAGTCATGCAAGCCTCTCCGTCAGTCAGAACCACACACTGAACTTTCTGCACCTTGTTCTCTTTTTGAAACTTAGGCAGAATCTGGTGAAGAGAGATCAGTGCCTCATTCAGAGGAGTTCCAGACAGATTCATGCCGACAGGTGGAGCATAACGACTATTAGAACCAAAACGAAAACAATTGGAGAGACGAAAGATATTCTTCATCTGATCATCCAGAGTTTTACCATTAACTTTACTGGTCAACAGATTCATCATCGAGAACCATTCACCAACCTGAATCAAACCATCACGTTTCTGATAGGAGTGTTCACGCATGTTAGCTCGACCCTGTTCATCATAAGAGATCAGAGGATAATCGAAGGTGAATGCATAAACTTCGAATGGGATTGCGACTTTCTTACAGAACCAGATCAGATTAAACAGTTGTTTGACGGTATCCATCATCACGTCACCCATTGAACCTGACCAGTCCAGAACAAACACGAGACCATGATTCTTACCATCAGAAAGAGTGGTAACTTTCTTGAATAGATCTTCGTTATATTTGTAGGTGTGAAGTTTGGAACAGTCAAGAACGCCAGTGCGAGCTGTGGTTGCACGAGAGTAAGAGTCTGCAGCTTTCTTACATTCAAACTCTTTCACCAGATAGTTAACCTCTCTCTGTGCGGATCGTTTGAACTCATTAAATTGAGCGTCAATGTCAGCGAAGATAAACTCAGAGGTAGAATCAATCTTCTCAATATAACTATCCCAATGATCTCTGCAACGAGAGTGAATCTCATCATTAGAAACGATCACTTTACTGAGATTTAATTTAGGAAGTTCAAGATAAACATTCTCATGATATTGATCACTCGCAAGTTCTTTGATAGCTTCCTCAAGAGAGTCAGCTGTTTTAACTTCGAGCTCTTGATTTTTTTCACCACCTAAATCGGAGTTAGTGGTTTCACCCTGATAATCCTGACTTTCATCAGAGTCATTATCATCAGAGGATTCGGATTGATCATTCTCACCTTCCTCTTGCCCAGAAAAATCAGACGCAGGAGATTGAGAAGAACCTTGTTGACCCTCAAGAGAATCCAGATTGATCTTAACTTGCTCTTCTTGTTTTTGTTTGCAATATTTGTAGAGTGTCTCTGCAGCAATCAATACATCAGCAAATGTTTCTGTATCAGCAATCAGATTGATGATTTCTGTTTCTTCACCACGTTCAATCGGTACATCGATGAAGTTACCAATCTTGAACCACAGGTTCGCACGATCAGCCAGATTGTAAGTATTCAGATCATCATCATTCAGTTGGAAGAAGTCATCATCAGACAGTTCCTTATAACCACCGTAGAAGGTCTTGGCAAGACCAGGATACCGACGTTTCATCAGTTTCTCAATACGTGCATCTTCCACCACATTCACAAACTGAGGAGGAATCTTGTGTTCCTTCAACCAGTCCTCATCAGGCGTATAAAGGGCGTGGCCGACCTCGTGGCCCACCAGAAGATCATATACCGTGCCACTAGCCTTTTCCCACATTGGCAGAGTCAGAACACGAGTATGAACATTAAAACAAGCAGTCTGCACCTTCTTGTGTTCAACCACAAGGTCTTCGGTAGCAAGCAGTTTGGCAAGTTGAGACTTGATTTCGTGGCGGACTGTCATTTAACTTGAATCGTATGGACATACAATACAGAAGAACCTCCCTTGTTAGGGGAGGTCTTGTGACACTTCTTGAAGTGTGCCAGTCTGGCTTTGGCCTGTCGCAGGGCCTGTGGTTTCAAACGACGTTTTTGATCTTTCTTACTATGGTGTTGCCAGTTTGGAGTGGTCATTGTTCTGATGGTTCTTAGGGCATCATACGCGAAAAACCTTTGACTTTCTCAAATCGGAGGACAGTTTCAAATTTGTCCTGAAGCCCATCCTTATGAGAGATGACAAAGATGTTTGCACCTTTGATGACATATCGAATAATCTTCAGAAACTCCTCCGTTCCAAAACCATCAAGTGAACTATCAAACACTTCATCCATAATTAATAGATTAGTGTTAACTGAATTTTTAAACCTGGCAACTTCTCTCCAAGTGAAGAGAAGAGCCAGGTCGATTCTCATTTTTTCACCTTCACTAAAGGATGCATATGAAAAATCCTCGTGAATGGGTGACTGAACCGTTTCGTTGAATTCCTCGTCAAGTTTGAAGTTGATATAAAAATCCATCATCTGTAGATACTTATTGACCTGTTGGTTAATAAGTGGAAGATACTTTTTGATGATCTTGGTTTTTACACCACCATCTTTGAGAAGGGAGTAAGCGAAGTCGTGATACTGGATGCTTTGTTTTTTCTCTCCTAATGTTTCATAGGTGTCTCTTAAGTTTTCATTGAACTGAGTTAGTTTCTCATGTTCAGTATTTCTATTTTCAAGTTGGGCGGCAACAGTTTGAATTTCTGATTCAAGATCTCTGATCTGTCGCTGATATCCAGAGACCTTAATATTGTTTTGAGAAATTTCATTCGTTAGTTTAGTTACCTCTTTGGAGAGTGAAAGGAATTGACGCTCTCTTTCCTCTTCTTTTTGAATTGCATCTTCGAGTTCTATGAACCCTGATTGTAACTCCCTTGTCTTATTTTGAGCGTCTGTAATTCTATTTAAGCGAAATTCTTCTTCTATCGTCTGAGTGCAGGTAGGGCACACCGTATTTTCGGTAAAGAACTTATACTCTTTGGTAATCATCGAGACTTTACTCGAAATCTTACCACGAATGGTTCCGAGTTTTTTAAGTTTATCAGATGCGCCAGCAAATCCCTCCATCGTCTGACCCAGACGTTCAATGTTGGAGTTGATTGCCTGATTATCAGTCGAACAGCTATCTTGGAATTCAATCAGTTGATCAATCTTATTCTCTTTCTCTTTGATACTGTCTTTTCCTCTCTTCTCTAGTTCTTCAATAAAGTTCTCTTGCATCTGAACTTTTTCTCTTAGAGAAGTCTTCTTCAGTTCTAGGGTTCTGACATCATCACGAATCATACGAATCTTATCTTTGATGATGTTATTCATTGCAGAGAAGATCTTGATATCCAAGAGATCTTCAATCACCTCTCTTCGACTTGCAGCTGGTAACTGCATGAACGGCACAAATGTTGATGATCCAAGTATCACAATCTGTGTGAATGACTTGTAGTTCATCTTCAGAACAGTTTGTTCTAACCACTTCTGTTGAGTCCCTGCATCTGCAGCTTGATCTAAAGTTTGACCATTGCGGTGAATTTCAAAGATATTTGGTTTCATTCCACGACGAATCATCCACTCTGTAGAGTCAATCGAAAACTCAATCTCCACCAGACAATCCTTTTCGTTGGTGGAGTTTAGAAGTTGTGGTTTGTTAATTTTACGAAACGGTTTGTTGAACAGAACAAACGTCAGTGCATCCAAAATTGTTGACTTGCCTGCACCGTTTGTTCCGATGATCAACGTGGTGGATGTCTCGTTCAGTTTAACTTCAGTCCATTGATTCCCAGTAGAGAGAAAGTTACGCCATTTTATTTTTTTGAAGCAAATCATTATCTTTGGGAGGGACTACGATATCGTCAGTGGTAATAACATTATACTCATAATCAAACATTTCGCAAGCGTTGATGGCACTATCGTCATCAACCTCAATCACATGCATCTCTGGATAGTCTTGATCTTCTAATTGAAGAGCATATCTAACTGCATCATCCTCCTCTTCAAACAAAAGGAGAATCTTGTCACCCTCACTGCTTTCCAATGCGTATGCACCGTCATCTTCAAAACCTTTAACAGTGAGAATGAACATTACTCAACCTCGCACGCTTCCTTGTAAACCTCTTGGAGAATATTTGTAATGACTGATTTGTCGAGTTCAACTTCAGCCTCCTGAATATATCTATTCAGGATCGATATTGTATCTTCCGACTCCTCAGCTTCGAACTCTTCATTTTCTACAAGAGCAAAGTTTTCGACAACCTTAAGTTCAGCAACGTTGGAGGAATACAGTTTGTCAATAAATTTTTCAAACTGTTTGATGTCCGTTTTCTTACGGACGATAACTTTGACGATCTTCTGTTCATACTTTGTGGTATCAATCATCTGATACGGAGTGTCCTCATAATAGATGTTATAAAACATCTGATGTGGATTATTGAATGGTGTGACCTCTAAAGTATCAGAATCAAAGATGTGAAAACCACGAGTGTCGTTCACGTCGTTCCAATACATCTCATAAGGATTTCCCAAATAGAAAATTTTTCCATCATTGGAACGAGTGTGATAATGTCCAGAATACACACGTTGAAACTTAGAAAACAGTTCAATTCCCATACCATCTTCCATGATGTGACCACGGTGAGCACGGAAACCATTGAATTCTAAATGGCCCATCACACACTTACTTGTTGTTTTCTCAATTAGTTTGTGTGTTTGTTTCTCGTTCTCTTGATTAATCCAAGGGACGAACACGACTTTTGTCTTACCCAAAGTTACTTCTACTGGTTTAGAATAGACTTTGACATTCGAATATTCACGTAACAAAAGATCGACAGCATTGATGTCGTTCGTGTTTTTGTAATACGCAGTGTGATTTCCTACAATAGTGTGAACAGTCACACCCATATTTTGTAGACGATCATAGTAATGATTCTTTGCCCAAGACAATGCAGAGAAGTCAATGCCTTTACGACTATCAAAGGTGTCACCCATGTCTACGACAGTGGTAATACCTTGTTCCTCTAACGTCGGAAAGAAGACTTCGTTGTAGAACTTTAGAAAATAATCGTGAAAGAGTTTAGAATTTTTACGGCAGCCAAAATGTTGGTCTGTAATAATGGCAACCTTCACTGATAATACATCCTCGTCTGAACAGCGTCTTTGATACTATTATAATCCGAACTTGACCCACCCATCATGCCATCATCAGAGAACACTTCATCATAACCAGATCTTTCAAGAATTTTAGTTTTGATCTCCAGTTGTTTCTTTTCTTTTTGAATGCGACGAAGAAAGGCGAAATGAATGATTTGAGTAAAATAAGCAAATGGATTTGATGATTTCTCTGGGTTGAAGTTATTGATGTATTGCACACAGTTTTCGATACCATCACAGATCATATCATCCTTGAACATATAGTTCACGAAGTTAGGTTTGTATGATAAGTGAGTTGCAATCTTCAAAAAACATTCACCCAGATAATTTGTGATACGAGGCTTTGGTTCTCCTCGTATCTCTGCCAAAGCGACCTTATCCTTGTATTCAATAATTGCTGCAAGGAACTCTTTATTATTGACGTAGTGTTCGGATCTTTTTCTCGTCTTTGGCATCAAAATCGACATTTAGTTTGTTTATCATTCATAACATTATTATACACTAATGTTCGGGGCTTGACAAGACCTTCGAATATGATTAAAATAACTCTGTTAAGGGTGAAAAGATAAAACTTAGCTATTCTTAAAGATCTTCTCTAGAGTAGCTCGAGCTTCAGTGACTGAGGAGAGATACCCCATCTCTTTCGTAATGTTGTTAGTGCGAGATGGTTCAGTATCGTAATAATAAGCCATCACAAACTTGTTGTATATCTTTGTGACTTCTTTGTCAAGGACCTCACTGATAGTGATCACTTTATTCATGTCCAGTATATATATGGTTTCTTTACAACTTTTAACCCAAGGCTCTATTTTGACAACATTCACACCAAAAGCTTTAGTTGAAGAATTCATCATTGCTGGACATTCAATCAGAAGTTTATCTTCATCATCAAGATATGAAACCTTAGAGACAATCTCTTCTCCTGATATAAGTTTGATAACTGCTAAGAAATCATCGGACATTGTTTTAACGGAATAGTATGTATTTCATAATTAAAGTTTTCTTCGTTGTAAATTTTCACTCTTTCCATTAAATGTATGAGAGTATAATTCTTTGAAGAGTTATAGGTGATGTCGTCTGCAATATCAAAAAGTGTAGCCTTAACTTTATTGTCTCCTTTACGGAGGACACGACCAATACTTTGTAAGTTTCTAATTCTTGACTTACTTGGAGATGCAAAGATTACATTATGAAGATTACGAATGTTGATGCCTGTTGAAAAAGTTCCATATGAAGCAATGATAATTGCATTGTCTTCCTTTTCTGTAATGGCTCGAACTTCTTCTCGATCTTCTGTATCAACACCACCGTGAACGAAGAAACATTTACGATCTTCGTCTTTGAATTTATTTATGAGTTCATACAAAGGTTGCCCATGCGTTTCAACTCGACTATAAAGAATCAGAGTGTTTCCCTTTTGATCCAGTGCTAGATTCTTGATGAAGTTGTTTCTCTGTTCATGATTAATCAAATATTGAATCTCATCTTCATAACTATCAAACTTTCGTGGTGAGTGTTTGAGTGTTAGAATCTTGATGTTCAACATTGACAAATAACCTTTGGACATCAATTCATCAGTGCTGACAATCTTGTATGATGGGCCAAACAAACCTTCTAAAACCCACTTATGTGTTTGTGTGCCATCCAGTGTTCCTGTAAACCCAAATCGGTATTTACAATCAAGAAGTTTGGTCATGATACTGACCAATGACTTTGATTTAAACAAATGGGCTTCGTCACCGATCACGACATTGAATCGTTGAAAGAATGACTTTTCTAATTTATAAATTGACTGCCAAGTTGTGATCACAACTGGTTGATCTGTAATCTTCTCCCGACCAGAATAAATCTTATGACAATAACTTTCTGCATCCCAACCATAATCTTGAAAGTCCTTGAACATCTGTTCCACCAAAGAAGTGGTTGGCACCACCAACAGAATATTCATTTGTTTGTCAATAAAGTATCTCACGATTGAATAAATCATCAGAGATTTACCAGAAGCTGTTGGTGAGATTAGTAACTTACGATTACTTTTTAAAGCGTCATATACACCCTTTATTTGGTAACCGCGAGGTTTATATGATGAGATCTGTTTTACGTAGTCTGCAACCCCTTCTGGCGACACCATATCGTTCTCTTCAAGGGGGAGACCATAGAACTTATTTCCTTCAAATTCATAGGTATACTCTTGTCGATTACAAAAAGATAAAACCTTATCGACAAGCCCTACGTAGAGTTCATTTTTTTTGGAATCAAAAAGACGTATCTTTCCGTCCCACCATTTATTACGATACTGGGGCATGAACTTTGCCCCAGGCACATCAAATGTAAAGTAGTCTGAAAGTTCGTGATAAACGTGTGGTTCGGATTGTATTGTAAGATAAACTTCGTTTTTCTTTTTGATAACCAGATGCGTCATGAATAACCTGCTTGAAACTTATGCCAATCAATAGAATTTTTAATCTGATACGTTCTATTGGAGATCTGTCTCAAGATACTATCGAGGTAATTAATCATCACATCGTAATACTCAATCTTCATTGATGCTTCTGAAAGTTTTTCATCTGCATCAAGATACTTTTGCATTGTATCTTTGTCACGGATCTTTTTCGGAAATGGATTCTCGATATAAACGTCTGGATCGGACTTTCCTGAAAAATATTCGTATCTATCGTGTCTAATGTTTCTTTGTAGTTGTTTTGCTTTCGCTTTCAAAAGTATTAAGTTGTTCATCATATCGTGATATTTTGCGTGAAGTTGTGGAACTTTGATTGCCTCTTCATGCATACTATCTATGTCGATTTTGGAATCGTCTTCCCACATCGACTGAATCAATTCAAGAGTTAAAGTCATCTAGGATCGCCAATGGTCGGTTTATTGTCTAGTCTAACACCATTTTTATCAGTGATTTCAAAAATTGTATACTTGAACGAAACTTGAGCCGTGAAGTATGCATAGTCTCTCTCTGAGACATCAAATTCAAGAGTTGTTAATGAGGTTGGAAAGATATCTTTAAATTTAACTAAAACATTTGGTTGATAGTTACTATTGAGAATCTGTAACGTTGCATCAGAAAATTCAAAGTATCTTGGATCAGTTTGATCAATATTTTTAACAACTGAATATGGATCATCATCTTTCAAATTACTGTATTGTTCGACTGATTCTGGATATCCAAGACCAGTGATCCATTTGTAGATGGCTAAGTAATTTATCATGTTCTCATCAATTAAAAATCGAAGAGTCAAATCATCATAAAGCACTTTATCACCAGGCACAGCAATATCTTTTAGATATGTGGGTTGAACTGCAGTTCCCATGTTGATTCCAGGGATATTTGCAGATTGACAAAGAAAATCAACCTTTGGTGTTTTTGATAAAATAAACTTGAATCCAACTGGCGACATGTAGTTCCTGTTGGATATCTGTTTTGTAAATGGCGTCTGAGACATTATATGTTTTAGAAGTATTTAGATAAAAAAAAGAGGGGTCAAAGACCCCTCTTGCACTTCCTTCACACAAGGAACATTATATCACATCAGGTTGGTTACGGAAACTCTTCTGTAGTAACGGTTGGAGTTAACGGTCAGAGTACCGTTGCCCTGAGTGGTGCCTTGTGAGAATGGGTTCTCGACCATACCATATCTGGTCTTGAAGCCAATCTTGGGCTGGAAGGTGTCTTCGCCAACGGCACGAACCATCTGGAGAGGAACGTATGGGCAATAGAACAGACCAGCGTCATAAGGCGAGGTGCCCTTATAACCGATTACGTAGTACTGGGTGGCAGCACTGTTGGCGGCATAAGGATCGATGTAGACACGATACTTACCGTTAATAACACCAGCAAAGGTGTTGCCGGTATCGTCTACGTTCAGGTTAGCGTTGAGGGCAGGGGTGTAATCCAGAACACCAGCCATGGTCAGAGCTGAAGCAACGTCAGCAGAACACAGGATGATGTTGCCCTTTCCTCTACGAGTTCTCTGGGCGATAGCGTTAGCATCGCGCTCGATTTGGAACAGCAGACCCTTGAACTTCTCAACCGACCAACGACCGTTGGAGTCAACGTCCAGGTTGAAAGTACCAGCTTGAGCGGTGTTAACTTGAGCACCAGTCTCAGCAACTTTGTAGATGGTACGGATAACTTCTCTGTTGATCTCAGCGAGGATCTCAGTGGAGAGAATGTTAGCCAGTTCAGCTTCAGCGTTCAGACCGTGGATAGCCTTAAGGTCTTGGGCGAGTTCCAGTGAGTACTCAGCCTTCAGTGCGCGTGACTTAGCAGTTACGGTTACCTTCTCGATCGAGAAAGCCATTTCGTTGAACTGTTGAGCAGCAGTCGAACCGAGGTTCTCAGCGTCATCAGTTCTCATACCCTGACCTACATCATAGGCAACTTGAGTGGCACTAGTTGAAGGGTTGAGAGCACCTGGGTTGGTGCCGCTCTGAGCGGTAGTACCCAGACCAGTGGCGCCATCTACGAAACCGCTGGTGTTGTTAAAGGCAGATGACTGACCAGAGAAGGCGGAATCTGGCTCGTTGAACAGAGCTTCAGAACCCAATCTACGGTCGGCGTTGGTGCCATCAACATAACGTGAACGCATCGCAAAGATGAGTCCAGTAGGGGCATTCATTGGTTGCACGCCAGCCAGGTCATAAGCGACCAGGTTAGGCATTGAACGTCTGATCAGGGAGATCAGAACGGGGTCGAAACCAGCAACAGGGCCAGTCACGGTGGCACCACCGGTGTAACCACCGTTACCGACTGACATTGTTGGGGCTTCAGAGAGAAAAGACTTCTCTTCTCTCAGGAATCTTTCTTGGTTCTCAAGCAGGACAGCGGTTACCGCTTTACGATGGTGATCTTTAATAGGATCAAGACCCTCGTGATTAAGGAGGGGCGCCCACTTCTCCTGCAGATGCTCGGCTTGGAACATTTGCGTTTACCTTTGTAAGTGTGTGTTTTAGCTTATAATGTTAAGTTCACTTCTGAACTGACTTGGACAGTACCTGCATATATGCTGACATTGCATCACCATAGGATTGCGTATCAACAGACTCGCTCAGGACTTCCGACTCACTTCTCTTTGGAACAGCCTTGAAATATGACTCTTTCAGGGTCATCAGCTTTTCCGTATAAGACTCTTCACTCTCAAACTCAACACCTTCGGCAAGTGAAGCGAGCTTGTCTTTCTGAGTGGTCGTCAGACCCTCAGCGACATCAGCAAGGATACCATCGGCAACCGACTCTGCGAGTCTTTGGTTGAGATGAATATTCTTTTCGATCTGCTCGTTGAGTTTTGTCTCCATTTCGTCAAGTTTTTCTACCATACTCTCGACAACATCATATCTATCTTCAGGGATTGTTACATAATGTTCTTCAAAAAGCCCTCTCATTCCATTGAGGAATGATTCGGTCATTTCGGTCTTAAGACCTTGTTCGATTTGAAGGGCGTTTTCAGTCACCCATTCATCAGCGACATACTCCAGATAGGAGTCAACGCGATCAATGAGTTCACCCTTCATGGCCTCAACTTCTTCAACAAGTTGAGCCTCATAACGGGCTTCCAGGGCTTCTCTGATTTCAACTACTTTTGACTTCAGAGCAGCCTCGAAAATTACTTTTGCTTTATCTCTAAATTCTTCGGAAAGTTCTTCTCCACCGAGAAGAGCATTTACATCCTCTTCTACATCTACCTCATCGGTCAATTCTGGAAGCTCTTCATACTCCTCTTCACCCTCATTCTCAGCTTCGATAAGCTCCTCTTCATCATCTTCCGATTCGGCGATAACTTCCTCTTCGGTTTCAACTTCTTCCATCTTAGTTTTAGCCATGACGCCTTTTACCGAAGCAAGATTTCTTGAATAAGCTCCATTGCCAGCACTAGCGACATTGAGTTTAGCAGAATCATCGTCTGGACGATAATTTTCTGGAGTGGGGCCGCCGAGATCTTCATAACTTACACCCGCCATCGTTTGCATTGGCTCAGCAGGTGCGGCACCTCTGGTCACGGCGTTCTCCATTTCTTGTAAATTCCTCTTACGGGACATCTGAACTCTCCGATTTAACCTTGTAATTAAACTATATTTATTTATAAATTAGAGATTTACTAAGAAATCCTGGAACAGATTAAGTTTCTGTTCATCAAGTCTTTTTTGAGTTGTAAGAGTATTAATTCTCTTATAAGTTCTTGCTGCCATTCTCTCACGAAGAATGCCACCATCCCAAACCCAATCTTTACCCTCCATAATTCCATTTACAAAGGCATCAGGAGCAGATGGATCTGCGACAATATCAGCAGCGGTAGCGAGAGTAAAGTCCTCACCCACTACACTGTATCCTTCATTAGTTGGTTTTAATGAACCAACACCTCTTGAAGAAACACCAAGTTGAACTCCTTCATCCAGAAGAGATGAAGCAATCTTACCCATTGGAGTTGAAAGGATTTGAGCTTTACCAATAAAGTTATTTCCTTCTTGACGAAGAGAAACGATCTTATGAGAAACCCTGTCAAGATTAACAGTAGGTCCGTCAGGATGACCCAGTTCTCCAAGAGCACGACCTTTTTGAATGAAATTTTCACTGTATCTTTGCACTTCACGACCAAGTGTTGGGACAGGATACATTCTTCCATTACGATTAGTGATTCCACCTTGGAGAAAAATACCCTCAATAAATAAATTTCTCTTACCGTTGCGTTGTTCAACGATAACTTCAACCTTTTCGATTTCCTCTGTAATGAGTTTCATTACGCTTGCCCTGAGAGTTGTACTTGTTGTGCGTATAATTTACCTGTTCCAGAATCAGTGATTGCTGCAACTACCAAAGTTTTTCTTGCGATAGCAGTTCCTAAACCAGTAATATTAGCGGCTATTAAAGCTCTACTGTCATGGTTAGTGGTGATTCTTTCTGAAAAATATCCATAAGTGTTTGAACTATTATCAATCGATGCAATGGTTGCAGTTGTATTAAATCCAGCAACACCAGTCACACCTGTGATAGTAATCAGATCACCAACAGTAAATGGAGATCCTGTTCCTTCTGGTAAATCAATAGTGGTTGTTGTTCCAGTTGCAAATCCAACGACATTAATCGATGCAGGAGTTAATGAAAGAGTTGCAGAACTACCAGCAGGGACAAAATAATCTGCATTGGTTGCAGTTGGGTTTGAACCGATAACAACGTGAGCATTTGCTGTCAATGCAACAACTCTCAAAGTGTCAGATTGAACACTAAATTGTGCAGATTGTGCCGATGTGGTGCTGGTATTGAAACTAATACCACTACCAACTGGTAAATGTGCCATTACTCGTCCTCTTCTGTGTCGTATTCACCAAGATCTTCTTCATCGGCAAAACCGAACATAGAATCAGCTACAAAAGGTTTTGCATATTCAATTCTCTCTGCAGCTTTAGCAAAAAGAACGTTTTTAATTGTATCACTAATCTCAGACGGAGATTCGTCTGCGATAATCAAATCCATTAAATCATCCATAAGATAAAAAAGTTATACCTATCTTTTATTTATATTTCCCCACCTTTGGGTAAACCAGGAGACTCAGGAGCTTCGAATGAATCAGTATTAATCTCCATATCTTGTGGAATATTGCCCATTCCACCAGTTGCTTGTGCAGCTTGATTAGCCATCATCATCTCTTCCTGAGATGGAGGAATGATACCTGCCTCTTTTTCTGCAGACATTTGAACATCTTGTTCTAAGATTTCCATATCCGTTTGTCTTAAAATCTTACGACGAACGTAATCAACAGAAAAATATTTACCAATATATGGATCTGCAGTTGCAAGAAGACCAAGACGTTCTTGCATCAGCTCCGCATCTTTCAATTCGGAGAAGTGATTATCATAGAGATAATCATATTGAATATGATCTGACATTTTGTCCCAGTCTTCTGGAGTGATGACGTTTTTCAGAATCAATTGAGTTCTCAGAATATCATGAAACAGATTACTGAATCTCTTTCTCATTCGACCGACAAACTTGGTAAATTTCAATTCATCTCGAAGAATCTCTGAAGAACGACCAAGACTAAAACCATTATCAATATTCATTCTTGACTCTGGCACTTGAAGAGAACGATAGAGTTTCTTTTGGAAATACTCGACATCAGTTAGTTCTCCAAGATTCTGACCACCGGGAAGTGTGGTGATCTCTGTTCCCCGACCACCCTCTCTTCTTGGAAGCCAGAAATCTTCCATCATTGACATATACTTTTTATCGTCACGAATCTCACCGGTGCTAGCATCATAGGTAAGTTTATTACGATAACGACTCATTACCTCTCTAAGATATTGTTCCGCCTTAACTTTAGGGAGATTACCTACGTCGATATAGAAGATTCTACGTTCTGGAGCGCGTGACAATCTGTAAATAACCAGAGAGTCCTCGATCATTCTCAGTTGATTCAAAGCTTTGATGGCTTTGTGGAGATATGAAAGAACTGTATGTTTGTTACGATCTACCAATCCTGAAGTGCAAAATGCAATTGCATCTTTTGCAATCTTTACAGAATCTCTTTGTTGTGAAGTAACTGCAACAGAACCATATTGATTGTTCTGATTGGTCATTGGAGTATAGATGAAATACTCGTTGATGCCAGGAAAATCATATTGTTCTGGATTATTATCGAATGCAGAACGATTCAAAGAGACGTTTAGATTTTCACCATTCTTTTTCTTTTGTTCTCTTACATACTTAATCTTAAGTGCATCGATATATCTTAACTCTTTAATACCTTCTTCTGGTCTTGCAAGATCGATAACTTTATGATAATAGATACGACCGTCTATGTACCAGTTTCTAAAAATTTCATGAGCTTTCTTATCAAAGTCCAACATCTCTTTGATATATTGAAACTCTGAACGAATGATATCTTTTACTTTATCACTGACTTGTAAGTTCGAAAGTTCAATTTCTACAGGGGAATCTTTCAGGTCAGATACAATGGCTTCACAGATAATATCCTCTACAGCAGAGTCAACCTCTGGGTGAAGGGCCATTTCACGATATCTACGAATGAGGTCATATTCAGTTTTGAATACTCCTTCTACATCCAAATATTGACCATAAAAACCAGACGCGAGATAATAGTCAGACCCGTCCTCGTTATTTTCGGGGACGGGCGAAACTACGGTCTTGGCTGGTTTCTTATATGAATCGTCAATAGAAAAACCAAACAGAGAAGCCATTTTATAGTAGTTATACCTTGATAAAGGTATTTATCAGTTCGTCAGATCAGGAGTGAGACTTCCTGTGTAGGCTTCCCACCAGTTGATTTGGAACTGTACCTGGAACTCCTCAATCTGATCAGTTGAACCGTAATCTAGATCAATAGCAGTCACTTGAGTTGGGAAGATGCCCTTGAATACATATCTTCTCAGAATAGGAATCGAGGCACCACCACTTACACCAGGGTTTCTAGCTCTACCAAGTTGATCAACCTCAGCGACTGTTTGATAAACGTTAGGATCAATAACACCCGAATCATCGTCATGCTTATTGATAGCGTTACTCCACTTCTCCATCGCAGAGCGAATAGAAAAGTCGGTGTCATTCATGACTGTTACAGTCCAAGGTTCGAAGGTTCTATCTCCAGCAACGTGAAGAATACGACCTCTAAAAGGAACCGGAATATCACCAATAGTGGAAGATGGAAGTTGTGCAGCTTTGACCATAAATCTCATTTTTTCCTGGATGTTGCCATCGCTGCTTACACCAAGACCTGTTGGAAGTTGAATGTTAACTTCAAACAGATTAGGTCTGGCGCCACCACCAACTAACTTGCCTTTAAAATCATCAATTGTTCTGTCTCTAAACTGTGCCATTTTTGAAAAACTCCGTTAGTGTGTTCTTTTTATAATCAAACTCTACCAACGACTTCTTCAAACGAAACACCAGTTCTGGTAGCAACAAAGGTCAGACCAATGAAGTTAATAGAACGGGCGGGTTTGATGAAGATGTCAGCTTTGAATTCATTAGCATCAATAACGTCAGGAGTGTTATTGGTTTCATCACAAATAACAACAAAGTCGGTGATACCTCTCTTCGCTTGAACATCGCGGAGGAAGGGCTCAACAATGTTACGGAAGTTAGCTCTTGTGATATCGTCGTTAAATTCAAACAGTTGTGATCTAGCGGCAATTTCAACAGTAGCTTCAAGAGTAAGGAACAATCTTCTAACGTTGATTCTGTCGAACGCTGAAGCAACGCCCAGACCAGTTTTGTCTCCAAAGAGAACAAATCCACCACCAGGTGAGAAGATAACAGGGTTAACTCTTCTGGTATAGAGGGTGTCTCTTTGAACCTTGCTTGGGTTGTATGCAAGTTTTACCGTATTGAGGATAGAACCTCTTTGAGTACCTGCAGGTGAGAACCAAGGGAACTGTTCTTGTGAAGTTCTGGCCATCAGACCAGCAATATCAGCATTCAGAGGAATGTACTGGAAGGTGTTATTAAAACGATCAAACTGATACTTGTAACCACTATCAAACACAGCATACGAAGATGAAGTTAGAGCATCAAAGAATTGAACAACGTTATTGGTTTGTGTTGTGGAGCTGGTTACATCAACCACAGATTCTCTGTGTGGAGATATTACAGCAATGCAATCCTTTCTCTGTTCGGCGAGTGCGATCAGCTTATTAGCTTTTGCTTGTGATTGCTCCTTGTTAGACGCAACACCAGGGCCATGAATCAAGAAGTTGATTGCATATTCAGCTTCATTATCAAACAGTTCATAAGCCCCGACAATATCGCCAAGACTTGTTGAATATCCACCCTCGTTATTTGTTCCAGAGTAATCTTTACCAGCGACAAGAGTATAAAGTTGATTGCTCGCAACATTAAATGTTACATTTTGAGTGGCCGTTCCCCAAACACTATTGGTTGAGGTAGCTGTAAAGGCGGTTTGAATACCAGAGGCAATCGAACCGTTTCCAGTTGCAACACCAACAAAGATATAATTTGAATTATCCGCAATGTAGTCCTTATAGTATACTTTAGAACCAAGAGAGTTTACACTATCTGTGGCCTTAGAGAGGAAAACATGTCTCTCAAGAATGGTTCCAGCATTACCAGAGATTGAACCTTTATCATCAACAACGACGACGTGAATTTCATCGTTCTTAGAGTTTCTTGCAGCAGCGTAACCACTTGTTCCAGGTTTTTCGGCAATCGATTTCCAAAGAACTTGACCATTATCCAATTGGATAAATTGACTGCCATACCAATCCGAGATGTTGGCTGAAGTAAGAGTGGCGGAAGTTTGCAGACCAGCTGAAGGGCTGTCAATCGTTGAAGAAGAACTTAAGAAAGCAAGACCAGTTCCAGGTGTTGATGTGGTTCCGAATCCAACGTTGGTTGAAGTACCAGCAACAAACGCAAATGCACCACCTTCAGTATAAGAGACAGGGAACACTGACCCAGCAGCAGATACTCTGTTAACCACTTTAACATCAATCGTGCTAACTCCGATTCCAGTAATGATACCCTGCAGATAACCATCATTGACTGAAGTTGTTCCGACACCAGCGACAACGGAGGTTGTTGCTTGAGTTACGGCAATTCCCACAGACAGAGCTCCAGTAGCGGCCGCCCCGACTGTCAGTCTTTGATCAGCTGCACCATCAATGACGGCAACCTTAAGATCGTTAGCCCAGGTTCCTGGGTTTCTAGCGGCGAGTCTGTAGGATGAAGTTGACTCGTAATTGTTTTTATAATCTTCGTATGATTTGATTTTGAGAGTCGAAGTTGAAGCAACACCAACAGCGCCAACGTTAGCGTTTCTTAAGTTAACTCCATCAGTTCTTGCAACTCTCAATATGCCGCCATATGAAAGATAATTAGAGGCGGAAAACCAGTATTCGTATTGTCTATCTGAAGAAATTGGTTTACCAAAAATATCGAGTAATTCCTGTTCATTCTCAATGAGAATGGGCTCAGAAACTGGGCCTTGTGAAAAAGGCCCGCAAATGGCACCTGTTTGATCGCTCAGAGCGTCAATTCTACCAACAGTAAGGTCAACCTCTCTAACCTTTACCCCTGGAGATACTAAGCCGATGTTAGCCATTTAATTCTCCCTAAAGATGTCTCATATTTTCTTGAAATATTTATAAATTTGATCGCTTTTGAATGGGGAAATTGCTAGTGAACAGTTACCAGTCAGGATATAACCACCCAACAGTGTCTATTTTTCGACTATCTTTAATTCTTTGTATTGTGCATAACTTACACTCGTAAGAATATGCGGAAGGAATATCACCTCTACCTTTTCTCGTTTTATAAAATCCTTCACGAAGATCTTTTGTCTCTCCACAGACTCTACACTTTCTTTCATGAAAAAATAAATGTTCTGATTCAAATTCTTCTTCGATGTCAATCATCGATACTCCCACATAAAACTGCGATCTCCATACTCATCTGCATACCATCGATCTCCGTCAGCATCCACGAATGATGATTCTTCTGTGCCGTCTAGAATAAAACCAAATGGAGCCATATCCTGTTCTATTTGATCCTTCTGATCCTCGTAAATACGCTTTCTGACATCTTGTTCCGTGAGTTCTTTAAAGTAGTCTTGGGCGACCAGCCACGCATAGATAACGAGACACATGGCTAGGTCATCGTTGCACCCCTCTTCTGCTTCAAAAGAATTGTGTTTCTGAATGAACGTTGTCAGTTCCGATATAATGTCATAATCAGTAAAAATAAGTTTATCATCTTCGATTAACGTCTTTAAGTTTGAACATCCAATCTTCTTCACCACCTTCGACATCTTCACACCCATTTGGGTTTTCTGCCCAGAAAATCCTTGACCCACGATCTGACCAGCTCGACCTCGCATCGAACACATTAGGATGTTGTTATACTCCAAATCATAATGCAAAATACTTGCAACTTGATCACCAATATCGTTTACCTCGCATAAAATAAATGCATTGTTGTATCCCTTTGCAACCTCTTGAATAATACTCGGGAACAACATTGGTTTGATTTCATTATTCTTGTATTTTGCAATCACTCTGTGTGGAAATGTCGTGATGTCAACAACAACAAATGCAGAGTAATCAATACCAACTCCACGAGCCACGTCAACTGTGATGATATAGTCGTGTTTATCGAGAGGTTCTTGATAAATGTCTAGACCCTTATTCTTTTTGATCGGGTCATCATAAACCATGGTGCGGAGTTTTGATGCATTGATCAAAGTATCAACAGATCCTAAAAATTCACAATTATGTGATATTATATCATTTGAATAGTATAAATTATTTTCACCAACATCAAGTAAATCATAAAGATATATTCCTTCTTCTACTATTTCATTATATACCACCTTTTTTCCTTGTAAAAAGTCATCAACTCTAATTGTTGATGCCTTGATTTTTTCTTTTCCAAATGAATGATTATCAGAACATTTTATTTCTGATCCATCATCAAATATTATCCAATGATAAAAAGGTTTATAAACTTTTTGAATTCCAGAAAAAGATTTAAACCCATCGGGAGTTTTTACTTCAATATTTTTATTAAGTTTAAACATTTTTCCAACACTCGTTTAAAACAATCCTTTTCAATCCCTGGGGGGTTAAATTATATTGTTCAGCGTATTCTTTACAAAATGCCTGAACATATGACATTTTTTTACCATTTCTCATAGTCATTCCAACATTCTGTAAATTTGGTTTTTCATTATATAGTTTTCTTATTGATCTTATTTGATCATCATCAATTTTTCTGTTAAAAACTCTACCTTTTCTAGAGTTGCTCATTTTTTCCACGGTTTCCTTAGAAAAACAATTCTTAATTCCTTTGTTCCAAGGGATATTGCCTTTCTTCACTCCTCCAATTCCTTTTCTTTCATAGGTATCAAAACCCTCTCCACCTGTAGATTTATTCCATCCATTTTTAAATGTATCAAATTTTTCTATATAAAAAATCTCCTTTTCTTTGGCTATATCAGGAATATCAATTTCTTCACAAATTTCAAAAGTATGTTGTGGTTTATTTCTTTTGTGTTCTCTTTTTCTGATATCTAAATTTTGAGTTTGCCCAACGTATTTGACTTCTCCATTTAAATTTTTAAGAAAGTAAATATAATACATTTTTATTATTATTTATAATCCAAAGAACTCACAAACGTTGATACAAATCTTCCATAGAAATTTTTTGAGTGATTCCATCATCATCTTTTATTTCAATTATAGTATCTCCACCTAAACATTCAAACTCAACCTTGAACTGTTGTTCAGAAGTGTTTGCGATGGTCTGTTTTTTCCAAGCGTCGTCTCTACCTGGAACTTCTGACCAATGCACGTCAGTTGCGATATATTCGTTCTTTCCTCTTTCTGCATCATGCCAATATCTGTAAAAATGATTCATCCCATGTGGGGTTGAGACCATGATTACTTTTGTGCTTTTACCAGAAGAAATAGTAGGATAAACAGATGCAAAGAATTGGTCTGCAATATGGTTTGGAATGAAAGCGAATTCGTCGAGGAAGATAACATTATACGAACCGCCTCGGACAGCACTTGCAGATGTAGAAGCTGCCAATATCTTACTGCCATTTTCTAATTCTAAACTCCCTTTGTTCCACGCTAGAATACCCTGTTGCATCCACTTTGGCAGATTTTCATACGCAAGTTGTAATCTTCCAAGAAGATCTCTTGCCGTGGATGCCTTGTTGGCCAAAATGGCTATATTTACATTATCATTGAACACCGCATAGTGTAATAGATATGAAATACAAGTTGTTGACTTACCCGTCTGACGGGGCATCTTGCAAATATTAAAACGATGTTTATGAAAACGTTGAATTAATTTTTTCTGAAATGGATACATGTCAAACTTGACAAGACCTTCATCCAGAGAAACGATCTTGATATAGTTTCTTGCAAAGTATACTGGATCCTCTTTACACTTAATGAACTCTTTAATCTGTTCTTGGGTGAATTGGATCGAGGTGTTTGCTTTTTTTAAGTTTGGATTCGATAAGTAAGCGTCACCAACTTTTAATTGTATATCATTAATTAACATATTCTGCTTCTATATCATATAACCCAGTGAAATCAGATTCTTGAACTGCCTCTTTTTCAGTGGTAAATTTTTTGGCAGTTTCTCTACTTTCAGACCATTGAGTGTCCTCTTGAAAGTAAAGAACATTGTTCATAAAATTTCCTCTTCTTTTTGCAATGAACATCACAATTCCTCCAACTCTTCAGACAAACTCTTCATACCAAAAGATGCAACCATCTCTTGTTGTTTGTAATAGAGTTTGCAATAACACTTTGCCATCATCTTAGCATCATATTCACTAAGTTCATCAATAGTTCTGCAAATCTTTTCAAACTCAAATGTTTTTGATAAATTATTTAGTTTAATGTCAGAGTAGTCCATCTTATTTCAATAATGGTATAGTATCTATACTAATAGATTAATAGATTAATTAACAGTTCCAGGCTCTGAGTGATTTATTGATTCGTGAATTAGGATCGTTCGCGGTTTTTGCGGAGGTTAGTTTTTTCTTCATCCCTTTCATTCTGGCACAAAATGACGCCCTGCGGGGATTTCCAACCTTCTTTGAAGGTGCCTTAAGGTCGCTTCCAGGATTTTCTCTTTCATAAGACTTACGTCCTTTTTCGTTTAGACCCCCAGATTTTTTTTTCCCTTCACTGCGTTGCCACGCTGCGACCTCATCAAGGACTTCACCTTCTGGTTCATATGACTGATTGATTTGATCAATCTGTTGTTGCATTTTCTGATTTCTTTGCTTGATCTTATCAGCAGCACCTCTTGCTTTATCATAAACTGCTTTACCTGCAAGGGCAGTTCCAGCAGCAAGAGCTCCTCTGATAAGGAGTCCTGACATTGGGCCCATTTCACCAATAACTTCACCTTCTGATTCATAGTTTTCAGGAATCATAATTGTTGGAGCTGCAGGATCATACATTTTTGGCATAAACATCATCACTTTTGCATCTGGGTAAACCTTTTGCACCTCTTTTTCAATCTCTTGTTTAGAGGGTCTCTTCATTGATGCAACAAACATCTGGAAAGTATAAGTTTTTCCTCTCCACATTAACATCACAGAGTAAGTCTGACCATTCTCATTAATACGTGTATAATCCTCATTCGTTGTTTTCTTTTTGACGCAGTTTGGATATCTCTTTCCAAACATTGTCTTCATACCTTTTTTCTCATAACCAGGCCAACATTTTTCATCCAGATTTAATTCTTTGAGAATTCTCTTAGACATTGGTGAAAGACTTTCTGACTTATTACCCCAGTTATCGGCACCAACTTTACGACACTTTACCAGTGCCCCTGATGCATACGCAGAGGGCCAGACGCTATATCTGGACTTGACTTTATGATAACAAGCGTCCTTTGTGCCGCTACCTTTACCTTTTTTATCTGATTCTTCGTTTATGTCCGGTTGACCCAAAAGTCTATCTAAGATTTTTTGACCTTTAACTCTTCTGATATTTGGATCTGGTTCAAAGGGAGTTTTACCCATATCCTTCATTGCTTGGTCTCTTGCCTCACGTCTTTTTCCTTTATTAATATCGATCGGTTCGTTTTGTTCTGACATTTCTCCGCTGTCAACGTAGTCTGCTGCACTATCTAGGTAATCTGCAGCCTTGGTGATCTTTGACTGAACCCAGGCTTCAATATTTCCTTCCCCTTTACCCATTTTTTTCTTCAATCTATTCGCAGCATTGATAACAGTAGAAAGTTCTGAACGAGCCATAGAATACTCGTGATCTCTTTGTTTTGATTCGTTCATTTTCTTTTTAGGTTTATCTGTAGAGACATAAGTAGGTTTTGCAGCACCAGTCTTAGATTGTTGCCCAGGATCTGCTGCTTTTTTTCTTCTCGCTGCAGACAATCTTTCTGCTTTTGTCATGCTTGCTCTTTTTGCAGAGGAAACACACTTTGGAGTTCCTTCGCCAGGTTCATCACTCGCACAAGTGCCACCAGTTACCACGTTTACCCAACCACCTTTTCCATCCTTTGATTTGGATTTACCAAACCAGTCGCGGAGACCCTCTTCATCGATTGAAGCACCATTCTCTTTACGAAGCATTCCTGCAGGATCAACCATAAAACCATCGGGAATGGGTTTACATTCCTTATTAGTATAACAATAGTATTCGCCAGCAGGGCACTTCCCGTTCTTCATCTATACAAAGACAGTATTTTATCTATTTATATTTTTATCCCAATCTTCTTGAAATTGTTTGAATGTTTTTATTAGATTTTTGTAAGAACTTTTGATATTTTAAAAACTGTAGAATCATTTGAAGTTGGAATAACTAAAATTCTTACAACTCCTAAATTTATATCTGCATCAAAAGATGCTAAAGGTTCTGAAGTTTTGATTGTACCAAATTCGCTGATATAGACATCTGTTCCATCATGTAAAACATTAAGAGTAGTAAGATGATAAAATGTTCCTCTTGTAATTTGAATTTGATATTGTGCAGAACGATAAATGTTTATATCAAAAGTATCTATACTAGTAGAGGATAATGTAGTTGTTGTTGAAGATGCTGCTTGTAAAGAAATTATTGAAATATTGGTGCCAGAACCAATTTCCATTCCAGATCTTGCCGTAACAATTCCAATAGAATCTACATTTGTTACATCTTCATATGTGAGAGTTCCACCAATGGAAACATTGCCACTAATTGTTGCACCTGAAGCAATAATTGACCCTACCGTTATATTTGGAGTTCCAGAGAGACCTGTTGCATTACCTGTAACATTCCCCGTTAATGCACCAGAGAATGATGTTGCTGTAACAACACCAGAAACATTAGCACCAGATGAAGTGATAATGCCACTAAAATTACCTGATGTTGCAGTGAGCACACCAACAGACATTCCAAGATTGGATGTATTACCATATCCTAGTGTTTCATTAAGAGTTTGATTTCCACTATTACTCGTTACAGCAGCTCCAACCCACTTATCTAAAGATGAATTATATCTTAAGTAGAAGTCATCTGTTTTTGCTGTGCTCCTATCAATATCATCTAGAAACTCAAGTCGAACTTCTCCTCCACCGCCTTGAGAGTTTAGAAGGTTTTTTAAATATTCAAGTTCACTTCTTATCTTTGCGATCTCTGGATCTTTTATATTTTCTTGTATTTCTTCTTTTGATGTTATCTGTTCTAAAATTTTAAGAGCGTTATCTACAGCACTATCTTTTTTTTCTTCTAATTCTGTGTCTGGTGTTTCAATTATTTGTTCTTCTTCTACAATTTCATATAGTGGTTCAATCTCCTCAATAATTTTTTCTTTTTTAATTTTTGTAGGTTCAGCATATAACCAAGACTCTAAAGCTTTAACCTGTCTTTCAATTTCTTTTTCTTTTTTCTTTTTTTCTTTTTTTTCTTCCTTTACCGATTCTTTAACTTGAGTAAAAAGGGGGTCAATATTAATCTCTCCGACAAGAAATTTGAACTCGTCTTCTTTTTCTTTTTTGGCTTTACCTATGAGTGAGAAAAATTCTGTAAGTTCCGAGTTCATTTTTTTATCATTTTCGTTTTTCTTTATAGTTTAGTTAATTCTAAGATAGATTTAACAAACGAGTTAGTTTAAGTCGTAATTCCTGCTACTACAAGAGCCGTTCCTCGCGTTAATCTAGAGACAGCACCTGCAGAGGAGGTTAATTTAACATCATACAAATATCTCCCTGGAGTTATATCAGAGGTAACTCCAGATGTCATTGCAATTGCAACTTGACCAGTAGCCGCAGTGATTGTAATCGAAAATGATTTTGATGTTGATGTATCTGGGTGTTTCTTAATCTGTGCCTTACCTGTAAAGCCAGTTAAATTAGATGCACTTCCGTCAGACTCTCTAGAAACAAAAGTTTTAGAAAAGTCAAAACCTTGATTAATGGTAATATTAGCGGAAGGAATTTCTGCCATTTTTCTTTTCTAATTATTTAGTTTCTTCCTTCTTGCTTGCCTTGATCAGTTTAGATAACTCTGCGGTCGAACCTACAAATAATGCGTTAGTCACATTCGTTGGCCCGCGATTTGGTTCTTCATCAAGTTCTTTCATTTTCTTTTGAAGATCAATCAATTTATCTGTGGTGTCTGCTACATTTTTAATTAACTGACCTGCAACTTCATATGCTCTTGGTGAATCGGATTCTTGTGCAAGTTCAAGAATACCATTCACCGCCTCTTGACCTTTTTCAATTAAAGAATATAAATTACCTCTGGAATATTCATAGTCTTTTTTAATTTGATCACTGTCTTGTGGTTTTTCAATAATAGATTTTTCAGTTTCTGTCATCGGGACAATTGATGTTTCAATGTCCAGAGCATCTTCTATAGAGTCAAAGTTTTTCATAAATCTATCAAACGTCTATATTTTGTGCTTGACTGTATCTCTTACTATCAGTGAAGAATGATGATGTCTCGTTGAAACCAAAATCATCACCAGGATCAATAAGTGCATCATCTGCATCAGTCAGAGCATCAACAGATGCATTATGATTATGTTCTACAGCAACTGTATCGTCATAAGCTCTGTAAACAGTCAATACGTTACCAGAAATAGATCTAATATACATGATTTCATTGTCGATAATAATTCTACCATCTTTTGCAAGACCCGTCGTTGTATTAAGAGTAATCTGAGTCACATCTTTATTGATTGCACCATTGAGAACCGCAGTATTATCATTGTTATAATCTTGTAAAGCCTTAGGTGTTGCAGTGTATCTCTGAACTCTTTTTGCCGTGGTGATATTAGTGTTACCATAGAGATCAACATCAACTCTTTTAATAAGACCCTCTGTGTTATCCGCAACAGGGCCAAATAAGTGAGTTTTTGCAGTGAATCTGAGAGTATGAATCATAATTCTTCTACTATCAAATCCACCCTCATATTGATCATTTTGTGTGATGGTTTCTAAAATGACTGGAATATCTTTCTTCTCTCCAATGGAACTAATTAGATTGATTGTGACATTAAATGCAGGTTGAAAATAAGGAAGAATTTGTTCTATAATTTGTAAGGAATCATCATTTAATTTAGTCATAATATTAAGTTCAAATCCAACGTTATAAGGAACTGGCATATAAACTTTTTTTGCCTTCGAATTATTATCCACGGCTATAAAAGTTTGCACAACCGATGCTTTTCTTGATGGATCATATTGAAGACCTGTCATCTCAAAAGAGAGACGTGGTAATGTTAAAGCGATCTCTCGATTGAGTGATGGTTGTTGTTCAATTCTAGCAAGAAACTTTTGAATAGGGCCATACGCAAGAGGCACTTTTAAGACACTAAAATCAACTCCATTCGCATCTTTATGTCGAATTTCAATGTTATTGAAAAGTGTGCCAAAAGCGATAACTGTTTTTCTCAGTATCTCGTGGTAAAAATAAGTTCCTAACATATCAACAGTTTTCTAAGTATTTAGAATGTGCCAAATGGGTTTCTTTCTGTAAAGTCAATAATTGAATCAGATTCAGTCTCAATATCTTTATTATCCGCATATTGTTTTGCGGAGAGATTAAGGTCTGTTGCAAATCCAGTGGGGGTATCAGTATCGATTGATTTAATTATATAAACTGCACCAGATTGTTGACCAGTGACTTTATCACCAACTTTAAAGTTAAGTGATGTGACACTAGAAACATCAAGAGTTTTAGATCCCGCATCCCAAGTTTTAACTCTTGCACTTTGAGTGGATCCTGCACCAGTTCCAGATTGGAAGAGTAATCTTTCATTAAATATGTAAGTTCCTAACCCAATCGTTGTCGCAGCACCGATTGTAATTGTTGGAGCTGTTGTGTATCCACTACCCGCATTGCTGATATAAATCGCACTAATTGTCCCGCCTGCACCAAGAATGGCTTCACCTGTCGCAGTGGTTCCTGAGGGTGGCGCAGAGAAGGTAACTGATGGTGTGGTGGTGTATCCAGATCCACCACTGGTAATTGTCACAATACCGATTGAACCTAGTGTTGTGATACCTGCGGTTGCGATTCCAGTTCCAGACATTGTAACAGTTGGAATTCCTAAGTATCCTCTGCCAGGGTTAATTAACAACAGACGGTTAATTGATAATCCAGTCGCAACTCCAGATCTGGATGTCATAATGGCGACTGCAGTTGCACTTATATCTGGAGACGTGCTGATAGACACCGTTGGTGCAGACAGATACCCATAACCATCATTTTGTAAGAACAGTCTCTGAACGGCATTATTGACAACACCAGTGTTTGCAAGAGCTGTGCTTCCAATACCAGACATTACAATTCTGGTGATATAACCATCGGTCTGAACGATTGAATCAACTTCATCCACACCAGTGTCAATAACTTCATCTTCATATTCAAATTGTTCACAAGTTAATTCATAGACATAAAGTTTTTGTAATTGATAAAAAGGTTTTTCATGCTCTACAAATTTAATTTCAAGCAGCTTTTCACCCAAAGGAAAATAAATCAGATCTCCCTCTTTTGGTCTTGCAGTTAGAACATAATCTGTGGATGAAGACTCTAAGAACGGCGTAATATAACTTTCAAATCTTTCCTTTGAAATAACAAGATTAAATTCTTCTGTCGCACGAATACCAAACTTTGTAAGAACCTCTCTCTGACCCGCTGGCCCTTCAAAGTTTGAAAGATAAACTTCTAACGGAAATGTTTGATCATAAACTGAACGAATGACCTCTTTAATAACACTTTTTGTTGCTAGGAGTTTTCTAGGAATATAATAACACTCTACTCCATACATGCGGAGTTGTTCATTGATTAAATCCTGGACAAGGTTTTGTTCACCTTGAGATCCTTGTAGAAAAAATGGATTTAACATTATCCTATCATATCAAGAGGAGGCATTTCATAGGTGGATGCCATCTTAGCCTCTATTTCCAACAATTCTCGTATACCGTCTTCATAAATTTGTCTTCCATTTAATTGAACACCACCTGGAAGTTGAACACCCTGAAACTTAATCAAATTCATACCCCACTGTTTTTTACAAAGGGCGGTGAAATATTTTTTTAAAAATGGATCATTATAAACTCTGGTGAAGTCATTGGGATCTAAAATCCTAAAACAATCAATAACAAAGTGATCATCTACTGTAATCTGTGACCAATCCACATCAATAAACAACTTATCTTGTCGAGTGTTAAAACGATATCTAACTTCTGGGTTTAATAGAAAGGAAATATCTTCAAGATAGGTTTGAACCATTGAATATTGAAGAAGATCAACAGAACTGAACTGATATAAGTCATTTAAAAATAATTGATAACGAATATTGAACAAACCATCATATACAGTATCTGATCTAATTTTAAAAATATTGTTGATGCCAATAACAGATGGTGGAATTTGAATGTAGTTACTATTCTCTTCAAGTGAAAATGTTACAGGAGATCCGTCGATTGTTGCCGTTGCTGTCGTGGTGCCAATACCTGCAACAGAATTACCACCTCTCGATCTGCCTCTATCAATATCAGCCTGTGTAATTTTATATTTTAAATATAATCTTGCGATACCATCATAGTGTCTCTCTTGAAAGACTTGAACAGCGTCATCCAATAGATCTTCAAATTGCTCATCCGCAACGTTGATTTCCAAAACAGGATATCCAAGTTGTCTCTTGGCATAATCAATTAAACCGCTTCTGGAACTTGGTTGAGCCATTCATCTAACCTTTATTAAGTATTTAGTTTCTGCACTATGGTGGATAACATATCTTTGATGTCACCAATGTCATTTTTTACATTATCAAGTTCTTGTTTCATCTGTTCAAACTGCTCAGCTTTTGATTGCATAGCGTCTCTTTGAGCTATGTAAGTTTCATAAGCTGATCGGTCTCTGTTAATAATAGCTTGAGAATTAGAGTCTCGATAGAGACCTGCAAAACCCTCGACAGGAATGTATTTTGACATTATGCAAGTGCAATCGCTCTGAGATCTTTAATGTAAGGTGGTTCAGCCTGATTTGTTCCAACCATATCAATTTTGATTTGGAATTTAGTAAATTTAGGGAGAGGGCCACTAGAGAACTGATAATCTTTAAAAGAAATATCAGAACTTGGAGTTACCAAAGTATTTGGAAGACCATTACTATTAGATGGATTTAAAACAGTTCCGGATTGTGTAAAATTGTTTGTGCCTGGGAAGGGCTCAAAGTTTTGATTCATACTGTTTTCTACAGAGCCCTCAGAAATAATTTTATAGAAAACTCTGATGTCTGCAGAAGATCTCCGATATGCGGCAAGTTGAACTCTAAGTTCTGTGGAAGGATTTTCAAGCACCACCAAACGAGAAACATAAGTTGAAGCACAAGGATCTAGACCAGTGATGTTAACTCTAGAATCTGTTGCAAAATTTGTGACAGGGTTATTGATTCTATTTGTTGTTGTGCAAACATTTACACGGTCCAAATCTATGACTGGTGAAACATCTGAATCTCCACTAATTAAAATAGTTTCAAGAGTGAACGATTTATTTCCTGGTAGATCAGAGAGTTTACTCTGCTCATTAATTTGAGACGCGATTAGTCTTGGAGTATTAAATGTATTTTGACCAGCAAGATCAATAGACACAAATCCTTGATCAATAAAAGACTCCTCATTGCCGCCAACACTAGTTGCAGAAATAGTTCTTACTCTTCCAGAAACAGAAGTTCCTGGTGGAGTCATTGTTTGAATATTTGGTGTAAGAGTCTCAAATTGAATATTTTGAGTTGCAGTGACACTATCACCACCTGTTTGTTTAGTGGAGGAAAAATAAAGATCAGGGAAAGAACCTCCACTTCTATCAGTTCCATTGCTATCCATATTTACTTTAATATGATAAAAATCCAAATCCTTTTCATTTGGAACCGTAACATCTGGACTATTCATATCATGAGTCCTGTTAATTCTTCTTAGTGAAACACCCCCAAGTTCATACTTCTTGACTTCTGTGCCTGCAGGATAAGAGAAAACTCCAGTTTCATCAATGCCTCTGGTTGTAATGCCAGTGATTGCACCTGTAGCTGTTCCGGTGTATGAAATAATTTCATTACCAATTTTTAAATAACCATGATTCGTTGTTCCTACACCGACAGATTCAAATGTGTTAAAATTGGAAGAAGATACGACTGATATATTTGCAGTTGAAGTTCTATCATAATCAGCAGTCAAAGTTGTCACAGGAACATCAGATTCAACATTGGAAATTTTTACAAGATTATTAAAAGCGTGCATTGCATGAGCACGATGGTTTACCTTAAAATGTAAACCATCATTAGTCGTATTAACATCAAAAGAGCTAATTGTGCATCCATTTCCAATGACAACAACGTTAGAACCATTATTAAATGTAATAGTCCCCACACCAGTTATAAATGAACCTTGAATTTGATCTAGAATGAGAGTATTTGTGGAGGTTATAATTCCAACTGTTAAAATATCTCCAGCACCATTTCCAAGTCCAAGAGTGCTAATTCCAACTGTGTCTCCAACTGCAAAATTCTTACCACCATTTGTAACTGTCACTGCAGAAATTTCACCATTAGAAACTGTAACATTTCCGATCATTCCAGATCCAGATCCAGTTAAAGTCACTAAAGGAATACTACTATATGTTAAACTTCCACTTGAAGGCGTATATCCTACACCAGCATTAATGATTGAGAGAGTTTGAGATCCAACACTTGCAATACCAGCAGTAGAGATGAGTTTTGCAGATGCACTCAAATTACCACTTTTAGTGATTGTAACACCGGGAATCAATCCAGTTGGAGCTGTGAACGTTGTGCCAAGACCAACAATTGCTTTTCTTGAAAGAATTTGAATAGGGCTTGGTGGCAGAGTTATGACTTGTCTATTACCTTCACTCAAAACTGGATTAAAGAATCTAGCAACACCAGATTGTGTATTAAACACAGCCTTATTGAGTGTCATCTTGAGATCTTCATATTGACTTGGATCCCAAGTTCCACCGTTTTGTGATTTAAACAGAGATCCAAGATATGGTTGCTGTGTAATAATTGTCTGTTGAGCGTCTGGAAGATTTCTTGTTGAAATATCAACTTCACCCATTCTAGCGATCCAGGCATTATAATTTGTAGAGTCGCTTAGAAGAACAACACAGTATTCAGTTTCACCAGTCAAATAAACTGGAGATTCAAAAGTAAATTTAGTTGAAATTGAAGCATCTTGAGAAATATTTACTAGGTTTGAATCTAACGTAATTTGTGCGAATGGTAATACTTTAGAAGTCGGAAGACCTGTTTCAACAGTTCTTAACTCACAAATAACTGGTAGTGTATCATCTTTAGATTGGAAAAATGCTTCCACACTAGTAATGAAAACACCAGTCGCTTGATCAACCGTAAATGTTTGTGCTAGGGGATCGAAGCGGCGCCCTCCGAAATTATTATTAGTGACATTAGTGACATTAGTGATGTTGAAGATATTCTGTTCAACGACATTTAAATCAACACCGGTGATTTGTTGAGTGCGGACTCCTGCAGTTTGTGTCTCTGTAATTTGACCGAGAGTTTCTGTATTAATAGATAATCGATCTGGCCCAAGTTGTCTAGATGTTGTAGATGATTGAACTCTAGTATCTTGATGATTGATCCTTCTAATCTGCGGAACTCTGGTGCTTAAAACCGTTTCTTGGACCGTTTGTAGTTCACCTTGAGCGTAGAAATTTGATTCAGCAGAACTAGTCACAGTTCCTGCGATTAAACTGTTCACAGGGCTAGTGCTAAATTTAAATGTTTTAGTTCCAGTTTCCCATCTTGGGTTACCAACAAGATTCGGATCAGGAATAAGAAAACATCCTTTTAACTTACCAATAGAGTCACTAATTAATCGAAGATTCGAAACCGTGGCTTGAGCTCCACTTGTTTGACCCCTGAGTAACATTCCATTTCTGACCTGACCTCTAAACTGCCCCTGAACCTCTGATGAAAGACTAAAGGTGTCTACATTTAAGATAGTTGATGAGGATGAATAGTTAGATGGGATGATTGCATTATTAATATATGGATTATTTCCATAGTTATTTGTAGGAGCATTAAAAGGCCCTTCCTTATGATTTGGAGTGCATAATCTAAACACAAATGATGGAGAATCTCCTCTTCTCAATTCCTCCGCAGTATAACCAAATACTGTTTCACCAATTGAAAACGTTCCAGAAGTCATTGTGATTTCTAGAAGTTTTGGAGTCAAATATTGAGTTACATCAATAGCGTCGAAAAATCCATAAAAACGAGTCAGTGGTTTCAATTTAGAAATATTAAATTCAATATTTCTAGATCTCATAAATGGAATAATATCTCTACTTACAATTCTATCGCCCAGGCTATCTCTAGTCTCACTGGGAGTAATTTGAAACTGAATACCATCTCTTGATTGTCTAGTTGAGGTTTCGATGTCTTGCATCGTTCTCTCTAACGTAAACGTATCTCTAGTGGTTGTGGTGGTGTTTCTAGTGGTAAAGTTGGTTTGATTAGTTTGTGTTGTGATATTAACATTACTACGACCAGATGCAGATCGTGCGCCAATATTACCACCACCAACTGCGAAATTATCTGAACTGAAATCTACATCAGTTATAGCAGTTCTTGCAGCACCTTGAGTTGTGCTACTTTCAATTCTTGTGTTTACAACTCTCTCTGATGTCCAGTTAGTTTCCCACGCGCCCCAATTAACTTCACTAAATCCAGTTTGTGCATTTACACCAAGAATTGAAACAGCGGCATCAAATGTAGCAGTTTGTCTAACGGTGCTCGCATTAACTCTTCTTGTGTCAATCCAAGTGTCCGAATTTGGAGTGAGTTTGATTTCTCCAGAATAAAATGTAACCAAGAATGGAGTAACATTTTCAACTCTAGATGCAAATGGTTGTCTAAAATAAAGACGCTCGACATAATCAAGAGTTACCAAACTGCCTGTCTTTCTAATATTTTG